ATAAATTTATATTTTTATCAGTGGCCATACCATCAACCAATTTAAGATTACTAACAAAAGCTGGGCTGGCTGCAGATCTCTTAACTGTGAATGTGTCTTGTGCAGACAAATCTATATCACCAGAGTAGTTTTTGATATATTTGAGATATCTTTGATACATATCACGGCTTATAGGGTCTAACATAACCATTTGGTTATAGTGATCTGGTGTTAAAGATCTTATATTATTATTAATATAACTATCAATATCATCTATACTTTCGAAATCTCCCTCGACTTCTAAGATACAAATACCATCAGCATCACGATCATGGAAATACTTATTAAGCTTAAATCCCATATCTTCAGTATATAACTTACCATGAGTACCGACTTCAATAACTATATTCTCATCAGGTTTTACATCCCAGGTACCAGTCTTTTCTTGCCCTTCACGTGGAGCTATAGTTAGATTGCCACTTAATGGATTAAATAACTTAGTAAATTCTTCTGCTCTGTAGATGTCTATATCTTCTACATCATAGCAGTATGCATCGTCAAAGTATTTATCCCACCCTAATACAAGAGAACCACCATATTTAACCGATAATGGTCTAACCACACCGTCTAAACATTGGATATCAAATATAACCTCTCTAGCACCTAGACGTGTTTCTGATAATTTAGGGGATGTATGATGCCCTGTGGCAAAATCATATGCACCATCAACTAAGTCCATATTAGATAGCATAGAAGAATTGATCATATTATCTATTGTACCAGCTTCTTTAAGCTCCATCATATAGTCATAATTAAACATGGTATCATTTAAGAACTGTTTACGCATATAGTAAGTTACATTATCGTATCTTGTCTTAAACTCAGTAGACTTAGAATTGAATTCACTATATGCAGAATCGTATACTGACTTCATTAATGAATTATTATCTAATGATGGTGGTGTGGAACCATCATTATACATAGATATGCCAGCAGAATATAATTTGTCAAATGGTATATAGCTATTATAAATATATGCTTTGTTTACAAACCAGTCCACCATAAGAGAGTTATCTTCATCATGATATATATCTTTATCTACAAGATTAACCTTATACTTAGCCATAGTGTCATTAATAAACTTGGATATATCTTTAATTTTTACCATTGGAGACTTAGGATATACATTATATAGAGCTTTAAACCCTTTATTGTATACTACAAAGTTCGCATCATCTTTAGTTGCAGTAAGTCTTACATATTTACCTTCATTTGTAAATGGACCACTCTCTTCTCTCATACTGGGCGGTATTGCTAACCCTACAGTTATATCATAGAGCAAACTATCATAGTTCTTACTATCATCTATATCAGGGTTTATCATAGTTGGTGCTATCATAACTTTCTTTCTAGTTACGACAGGTGTAGTATCAATTTGGGTGTCATTGGAATATGGTTCGGCATCTGCTTGATATACAGAAAACCCTTTGGATTTATTGTCAGTAGTTTGGTCAAACCAGCTACTAGTATTGGGGGTCCAGTTATTATATGTACCTACACTGGTATATACAGAACGTGTTTCATCTTGAGATATAAATGATTCCCCACCCTCGCCCTCTTCAGGCTCAACTTCGATTTCTACATACATAGAAGATGCTTGGCCAGCAATCTCTCTACCCATATATGGTATAGTTGGATACATCGGGTCATTATTCTTACTAACCATCATAATGCTTTTATTATTAGTAATACCATCTTTTTCGATAGTGTCTAATATAGGAGCATTGGTAGACAATATACCACTACCACCACCACATATAGTGTAGTGTACTTTCTTAGCCCAGAATGGTACTTTAAAGTTATGACTACCAGCTTTAAAGATATATACTTTCCTGATTTTAGTTTTCTTCTTTTCAGCTTCAGTTAAAGCAGCATATACTTTACCTTGGATTTTAAATCTCTTCATTGTAGCTAGTCTAGATTTAGTATCACCAATAGCAGCATAAGCTTTAGTGCCATCTGGCAGCTTAAAAGCTTTACATATATCTCCAGCTTCTTCTTTTGTGGTATATAGAGAGATCTCTTCTCTTCTACCACCAGCACTTATTACATATTTTATATCAGTTAATTTAGCCATAATAGTCTCCTATTATAAGTGATCAAGATTATCTTCAGACGCTACTGGTCTTTGATATTCGATCCATTCTTCGGTACCATCTGGATGAATTAAATGGTTATCATTGTCGTATACTGCAACTTTAGAGTAGTATTTACGTGCTAAATTATCAGTAGTGATAAAAGAGTTAGGTGATAATCCACCGACAGTATCAGCATTACCACCATTAGCTCTAGCTGTAATAGTATTATACATGCTGCCTATAGTGACTGATTGGTCATTAATATACGTTGCAGGGAATGTCAATAACCTGTTTATATTTATATCATATTTAGTATCGTAAATCGCACCATTAATGGTTACACTACGACCCAATAAATCTAAGACTTTATTGAAAGATAACGCACGGTTTTCATCAATACCACTACCCATAGATTGTGGTAGATCTTTTGGTGGAGTAGAGCTGAGCAAACCTGTTGTGCTATAAGTAGCAGTACAATCACCCAAAATAACAAAATCATCTGATATTGTGGATAAGTCAATATATACAGTTAGTCCGCTAATTGCAACGCTAGGTTCATTTCTAACATTTGCAGCATTATATGAAACTATACCATTGCCATTAACCCCTAAAGCCATATTACTCATAGGATTTAAAGTATAAATATATACAGTAGAAGTTGTAGAGTCTAAATGAAGATCTAAACGTCTATCATAAGTACCTGGTTTTTTAATAGTATATAGATAACCAAATTTTTGTGTATCTATATACTTTTCGGCAAAGTGAGGAATAAGATCTCTACTAGATACAACCTTTTTGGCACTTGCATTATTTAGATTATATGCTTGATCTCTAGCACTAATAGTAAAATCGTCAGCAGTGATTGGTTCATTACTTTGTAGAGTGATGGATGCTAATAAATTACCGTTAGTTGTACAAATACCACCCACAATAAAAGTAGTATCAGAAACTCTGTATATGGTAGGCATAGTAACACTGTAGTCGTAGTATTTATCAACATCAACCTTATCTTTAATAATTATCTTATTATAGAGACTAAAATTGGATTGACTAAATAAATTGATTACAAACTTCATAGTATCATCTTCGACAATAATTGCTTTATTTGTGATATTAGCCATTCTATCACTCAATGTAATTTTAACAAAGTTATTATCGTAACTAAAAGATACGTAGTTAGGACACTTAAATTCTTTAGTTATAGAATACTGAATTTGATTTAAGCGTTCACCTAAAGCAGTTAAATCACTCTTTAGTGCATATTGGTCTGCTGTCTTACCTGCTAATTGTGCAGCATTAGTTGCATTAGCTACAGGTGTAGCGTTTACTATATCTTTTACTGATTTGTCTAAACCAGTTATAGCTTGTACTGAATGAGTATGGTCTAATGGTGCAACTGCCTTACCATTAGCATATATAGTACCTGAGGCATTAATATTACCAGTTACGCTGGTATCATGTAGTTTTGCCATTATATTACCTCCATGAAAAGAATTGTTCAAATTATAAGAGTGTTAAAAATCCATGGGTTGGTCACCCATGGATTATAACGTCTCTTTATTACAAAAATCTTTTCTTAAGTAGTCTAAAGATAACAGAAATTATTTTAGGAACTATTCTTAAAAACTTAGGATTGACAATGATAGTTTTAGTCGTACTAAGGATCTTACCTTTAATTGTTGCACGTCTGAGCTCTCTATCTAATTTGGTCATATAAGTCCCTCCGAAATAAAAATATACTATTCTTTGAATGGAAGGGATTCACATAATCCACACTTGTGGTACTCAAGTTCATTATATACATTAAAGTTTCTTTGTATACGAGACATATCGAATGTATAGTCTGAGAATAACTCTCTATATAAGTCTAACTCTAAGTGTCTAATCTTACATTGTTGTCCTAGCTTATACTGCATATTGTTGTAGTATAGGTGACTAATAGCTGGACATTCAAAACAATGTAAACACTCACAACCATCCTGTATGCTACACATGGGAAGATTATTATACTCACTACAAAACTTCTCTAATTTATATTTATCTAAACCTGAGTAAATGTCCCCTATAGATAATGTTTGGTCATCGTAATAGGAATCATCAGAGAAGTATCCACAAGGGTATATATTACCATGTATATCTATATGCAAGAAATGTCCAAGATGTCTACAACTAACACATCTTAACTTTGTAGCATCAGATAAGTCTGTATGCACATAAGCCATAGAATCTAGATTGGCTACAATAGATTCAGGAAAGTCTTTACTATCATTATATATATGATATAGCTGTGGTCTTAGTCTCTCTATGAACTTTGGATCTTTGTATTCATCACAATCACTAAGTAAATAATATTCCCATTTAGTACAACCATTATCTATAGCGAATCTATATGCTTGATATAGTTCGTCTACAGTATCTGGTGTTAAGGCAGTTCTAACTAAGACTTTATCTCTATAGTCAGACTTACCTAACTTACGAATGATATCTTTAAAATACTCATCATCATAAGAATTATTTTTTACTTTACGTGATTTAGATGCACTATAAACCCCATCCCAGGATATCTTACAACCCCATGGATTTAGTATACCATCATTCCAGAGTTCTATCAACCCATCTATATTGGTGCCATTAGAAATCGTCGTAAATTCTACATTTACGTTCTTATAACGCTCTAGTTTCTTAAGCTTTCTATAGGCACTTCTAATCTTATCACAATGAAGACTAGATTCTCCACCAGTGACTTTAAACTCTAAAGTATCACCTAATGGCATCTTTCTTAGGAATTTAACTAATTGATCGAAATCAGTAAACCCATCATATCTAGTCTTAGTATCATATTTCTGAAAACAGTATACACAGTCTAGATTACAATATTCAGATATCTTAAATGTAACCGCATCTATACGATCATACATTACTTATCACCCTTAGGGTTTGGTACAACTTCTTCTGCTGGTTCATCATCTAAGAAAGAACTTAAGAAATCATCTAATGGTTTAAGAATTCTATCTTCGGATGGTAATTCTAATCCAGCTTGTTCATAAACGAAATATTTATATGCTTTAAGTGCTTCAGCAGAATTATAGAACCATAGATTGGTTCTTAACGCATAGTTATAGAATATCTCTGAAGTAAGTCTATCAGAAATCAATAGGTCACTAGAATCCCAATCATATATAGAGATAAATTGTTTATCTTCTTCGGAGAGATTATGTAATGTAACAGTTGGGTCGTATGCACCAAGCATTCGACAGATGAATCTTAGTATCCCATAAAAATATGGGATATTGTTTTGGTTATATACGTATAAACCACGGAATAGTAATTGTGGTTCTTTAAGATTACCATCAATTAAGTCTACCATCTTATTGAATAGCTCTTTACATTTAGCAAAGTCTCGTACTGAGAAGTTAATCTCAAATAGTTTATACCATAATGCTAATCTAGTAATACCATAGTTGCCATATTGGACTTCGAATAGTGATTCTGGTAATTGTACATCATCTAGCATCTCTTTAACTAGCATATCGTTCTCAAGTTCTTCTAGTACTAATGTAATACATTGTACAAAAGTATTGATATAGATAACGTTTAATGCATCTGCTGATAGATTGCCATATCCAAAACGTAATGTATCTAGATATTTCTTAATCTTAAAGATGCATTGTGAATCTTTAGGTAATGTCTTAGCATATGCTAATGTAGCATATTGGATATATGTATAATGAATGATAGCAGAGTATTTCTCTGCATCAGACTTAGCAATGTTTTCATATAAGTTACAATACATACCAAGATAGTTAAAGTAGTCATCTTTATACTTAGACATATCAGCTATTTTAGATAGCACGAATAGCTTAGTTTCAAAGTCAATCTTAGTATCATTATAATAGATATTGAGATAATCTGCTCTAGTTTTCCTAGGAGAGATAGCAATATCTAGTTCAGTCATATATTCTGGACAATACTTCTTAACTAGGCTCTGTAAAGTCCCAGTGAAGTATTCCCATTTTGTTTTATTCTTAATGAAGACGTTATCATATAGACAGAATTCCTTGAACGTAATTAGTTTACGGAATTCATTCTCTCTATACATCAAGATATTTTCATATTCTTGGTCTTCTTTAATAGCGTTATATATACGCTCAGGTAAAAAGTCAATCATTCGTGAGTAACCTCCTGATGGTATCGTTCTAAATGATCTTTATAGCTTCTAACGTAAGCTAATAGTTTTTCATAGTCATCATCATCTAAAGAGTCTATCCATTCTCTAATGGTAGTGTATATGATTTCAGACATTTGACATGTAGCATCTAAGTGGTTTTCTCTCCACTTATCACCAAACTGAGCATAGCGTTCGTATCTACAGCCACCATCACAAATACATTTGTATTTACATTCCTTACAGTCTGGAGATGTACATGGTGCTTGTAAGATATCCTTATCAAACTCAGTCTCTTCTTGAGATAATGCAGTACAGTAAGATTCTTCACCATATGGTGTAATAACCTTATACTTACCGACATCACACGAACCAAAATTATCATCATCTTGTAAGATAGCTATAATACGATTCATGTGTTCCATATACATTCTATCTAGTGTGAATGTCTTCTTATACTTCTCACGGAATAGTTCTAGGTATTCTGGTGCGTAGTATGGTCTATGAGCTAATACAAACTCACCATTGACATTATACTTCTTCTTCCATTCTACGAAAGTCTCATGTATCTCATCAAAGATTTGTATATTCTCATTACCAATAACACACTTTACATCAAACTTAGTTCCTTGAGATATAGCATATTGGATATTGTCATATACTGTCTTAGATATAGAATTACCACAAGTATCAACACGGTTCTTATCAGAGAATCCATCCCATGATAATTGTATCTCACTAAATGGATACTTCTTATCTAATTCAATAAACTCTTTAAAATTAACTACAGTAGATGTGACTACTTGGAATTTAATCTTACCATAATACTTTTCTAATACTTGCTCTATTAGATCTATCTTGAGTAATGGTTCACCACCAAAGAATATAATACGTGTAGGATTCTCTACACGTATTATTTCTTCAATCTGTTCAAATGTCATACTCTTAGGGTTATCTCTACCCTTAATATAACAATACTCACATCTATTAGGACAAGCCTCAGTAAGCATTAGGTATATTTCTTTATAATCGTTATTCATATATTCTATCTATTTTCACAACCAGCACAAGGATCATAATCAGGATCACGTTTTGGTGTTGGTATGCTACCATCTGGGTTTACACCAGCTGGTCTATCAAACGGAGCACCAGGATACCAACCGATATTATTTTCAAAATACCAATAATTGTCATGCGGTTCATGACCTAAATAATATGCACCATACCCCTGTTTAGCAAATACATACCAACGCCATATACGTCCCCAGGGGTCATAATAGTTTAATGACTCATTACCATTACGTCCACGGAAGTCTGGCCAACCTAATTTCTTAATAATCTCAGCGTGCTCATAACGTTCAAGCTTAGTATAGTTTAAGAAATCGTCACCTAGCTGTCTATGCTGGCAGGTCAATTGACATGTAGATTGACAGTTAACCTGACAACCTATAACACAGAAACCACCATTATCATAAAACTTACCATTATTCTTAATGAAGAAGTTAGACGTATTAATTAGGTTTTCACGTAGTCTAGCAAACCATTCCAATTTTATAGGTTGATTATAGCTTTGACCATCAGTTCTAGCTGGGAATTTAGTACGACTTTCACCATCTCTAAACGCATCTACTAGTATATATGCTGGTGCTTCTGCTTTTAATCCATTATTTAATATATTCATAGACAAGTCTACAGATATACCGCCATTAGTATCAGAATTATAGGTTCTATAATAATCCAATATAGATTCTAGATTATCTTCTCTAACACCATCTGGGTCATTAAGTATAGAATTTAGATTTGCTATACGTGTACCTGAACTATATGGTTCTTTATGTGGATTAGTAAAGTTCATCTTATTGGCATGGTCTAGGTCTATATTATTTTCTTGGTTTTGACGGAATCTATTATTACCATCCCAGTAATTATTACCTTGACGATTGGTTTGTGGATTATACACTAATTGAGACATCTCAGCATATATAGCTACACAAGTTTGATATGACTCCACTAAACCACGTACTGTAGTATCTACAAAGTGTCTATCAAAAGCTATATCTACATCAGCTGGGATTTCTGTAGTGATTTTGTTATCTTTCTTCACTGTATATGGGATATCAGGGATAGTCCATTTATAGCGATCGTTCATATTAAATTCTATATCTGCCATAATTAACTATCACCTCCTATCTATTATCACAGCTATGGCAATAACCATCTGATACATAGTAATTACCAGCATCATTCCAATGTGGGTCTAGTTTATTAACCAAGTCATTTTTACCTGTATGTATATTACGTACCATCTCCCAATGATATTGTTTAGGGTTATCATATGGCGCACCAGGATACCACTCTAGATTCATGTTATCATCCGCATGATGTGTAGGACGTATAGAGTATATATCATTTTGATCTGGTAATAGATAATAACCATCTCCATAATATCTAGTATTACGATACATCCAACGTCTACCCCATGGGTCATAGAAGAAGATATATACATTATGGTCATGGTCTGGATGGTCATATGTTTGCCAACCGAGTTTATAAATGGTTTGTAAGTCTTCATTCCACTCTAAGAATGTTTTATTCAAGAAATCATCACCTAACTGTCTATGCTGACAAGTCAATTGACATGTAGACTGACAGTTAACTTGACATCCTACAACACAATATCCATTTACATCATAAAACTTACCATTATTCTTAATGAAGAAGTTAGACGTATTGATTAGATTCTCTCTTAACCGTGCAAACCATTCTAATTTAATTGGTTGATTATAACTTTGACCATCAGTTCTAGCAGGGAACTTAGTATTACCATTAGCATCTCTAAATGCATCTACAAGTTCCATCTTAGGTGGCTCTGCATTATCATTACTTAAAACGATACGTTCAGTTATATTGGTAGACCCACCACCAATACTTGGATGATATACACCATAGAAGTCTAATATATTCTCTAATGTATTACTTTCCACTTGTGTACTAGAAGATAGTAGATTATTTAGATCTACAATACGAGATGGATGTAAATGATCACCAGAAGATGGATTGTTAAAGTTCATCTTATTAGAGTGGTCACTATCTATATTAGCTTCTTGATTTTGTTGATATTTTGGTGTACTAGATTCCCAATAGTTTCTACCCTTAGCATCTACAGTTGGGTTGTATGACAACTGTTTCATCTCAGCATATATAGCTACACAAGTCTGATATGACTCTACCAAACCACGTACTGTAGTGTCTACAAAGTGCCTATCAAAAGCTATATCTACATTATTAGGTATCTCAGTTGTTGTTTTATTATCTTTCTTCACTACATATGGAATATCAGGGATAGTCCATCTATAGCGGTTATTCATATTAAATTCTATATCTGCCATAATTAACTATCACCTCCTAGACTGAATGTAAGTAATCACGAATAATAGCACGGAAGTCTTCCATAGTTGCTGAGTCATCTCTAAGCTGGATTAGTTTAGGTTTATTATTATTAAACCATACGTCTACGTAATTCTTAAAAGACAGCATAGCATCTCTAGATGGTTTAGATGTAAGATTTACATTAGTTACACCCTCACCAGCTAAGAATAATTCATCAGTAAAGTCTAAGTTAAATAAACGTAATTGAACTATTGAAACGAAGACTTCTTTAATATTAAGAAGACGTCTAACTATAATAGCAAATGCTATAATATTGACCTTATCATAGAATCTTAAACCATCAAATAGGTTATCATGATCAGCTAATGCACTATCTATATATCTAAATAGTTTAAATGCCCATAAGATAAACCCATGATAGTTACTAGCATTAAAACTAGTTTCCATATACATTTCATATAGCCACATGACACCTAAAGATACATATTTGTATTTATTGGTTAGCTTTTCATGGTCTAAGTTAATACGTTCTAATATGATATCTATAGCAGTATTAGTCAAGTCATTATGTAATAATCTAATAAAGTAAGCTTGGACTTCAAGCCATATATTGTCTATTACATCAGCATCACTATAATATGGTTTAACTTTCTCTTTGACTGTTTTATAATGCTCTACTAGTTTATCATAAGCAGTTGTATCGAAAGTCTCATGGTTATCTTGCATAGTCTTATATAAATAATAGCCATTCAATTCAATATAGTTTACATGAATATAGCTAGGCAATGTAGCCAACTCTTCAGTACTCATAGCATTATACATAGTGACAAAATCAACTACATATTCAAAATGGATACCATCAGCATAACTATAAGTGAATAGTCTTAGTAATGCATACATCTTATCTTTTTTAGGTAGACTAGTATCATTAACTATAGTCATTAGAGTCTGTACTGATATATCAGATGTATAGTTTATATATCTAACTAAATCTGGTCTATCTGCCACTTCAGATTTGACTTTATTAAGATATTCGGCTAATTCTCCTGTAGTCATAGAATTATACTGCGCTTCTAGTTCTTCTCTAATAGTCTCACCATAAGTAAGTTTATCATAAGCTGTTTGGAATTCATTAAAATCTGGGCGAGTCTTAATATAGTCATACAATTCATCTGTCATAAATATTTTCATTACGACCACCCCCCACAATTTTGGTTGTGGCACGTATCATACTGACAGTTTTGACATGCAATTTGACAAGAAGCCTGACAAGATACTTGACAAGATGTCTTACATAAGTCATTTTCCCAATACTTATTTTCTAAATCATTGAATGCTTTATTTAAAACATGTAAGTTACTAATCATAAGATTCAATGTCGCACCAGTATATAAATCTCCAGGCGCCATAGCTCTAAATAAACCGCTAGACGTTTCACGATAATCACCGTTCATTATACCAACAGCACCATCACTAGCTTTAAAAGAACCATCAGATTCGTATTTTGCACCACGTCCTACATGTACATTAAACTTTTGTCCAGGATATACGTCTAATACTACACGTTTATATTCACCTGGACCACCAACTTTTTGGTTAATGCTATCTTTAAACATACCACGTCCTGTTGGTCCTGTTTGTGCATCAAAATTAAGATTCCAACCAGTATCTGTAGTGTAAGAGATATTATCTCGGTCGCCACCATTGGCTACGATATCACCAAATCTAGATGGCTCACCATTAGCGCCAGGTAAATGTTGCGGAATATAACCTATGGCAGTATATGGTACATAACGTGCGCCAAATCCACGACGAACACGAATACTATCATTACGAGGATTATCATATCTAGCTATAGGTCCTTCATATTTTATAGCATTCATTATTTCAACTGCATCTCTACGGCGATGATCACGAGATCTACCCCAACCTAGGGCCATACCTCGACGTTCATTATCACCTAGGCTTAAGGCCTCCTCTATATTTCTGGTTTGCTCTATTGTGTTAGCATCTACTTTAGTATACCATTTACCACCACGACCATCAGAGAATTCTGCAATCTCAATTTTGTTTTCGATAGTACCACTAATAGTAAATGCACCACCACCGATTAAGACTACGGATATTTTACGTATACCTGCAGGTACAGTATATTCATAATCACCAGGTACAGTATATACTTTATCTAAACCATATGGTTCATCATCACCATCTGTTTTATATGCTAAGTATACAAACCCTTGAGTAGATTTTCTATTAGCATCACCATACCATCTTGGTGCACCAGGGCCACCAACTACAATAGATTGAGCAGAACCACCTTTAACGTTTAAAACTGTAGTCATAAAATCACCAGGCAATCCTGAGTTCTGTCTACCCCAGTGCATACCAGAACGATTAGTATACCAATCAGTAGAAGATTCTGGTCTACCATAGTAACCAAATCTGCTTTCAAATAAAGATACTTGATAACCAGTTACACCAGCTAGCAAGTTATCAATAAAGATATTATTACCACCGTTAACAATGGCTTCATTAAAACTTGTGGATTCACCACTAGCACCCATGGATCCACCACCACCACATAAACCTAGTAATACTGTTTTAGTCCCCCTAGGAGCATTCCAAGTAAATCTACCAGGTGTAGTATATTTTACTACAGTATAGCCTTCCATTGACTCACTAATACCAACTGTACTGTTTATCAATTCAGATGCCATACCTAATAGCATATTCATACTAGATGCTTTAAGTGATTCATCTATAACGATACTATCACTAAATCGTTGTACTTCATCACCAGCATCAACTACACGTCGTATACGATTCTCCGGAGAACCAAAACCAGATCGTACACGTTCTAATGCTTTAGCTTCTTTAAGATTGACAGCTATTGCACTAGCTATAGCAACTAATGGTGCTTTAGCTACTATATTATCTTTGGTTCTGTCTATTTTATCGGGAATACTGTATTCAACAGTATT